CAAGTATAGCTATGCTCATATGGGCCACCTGCATCACAAGGCGGCCAAGGAATCGCAGCTGATGATTGTTGAGCAGCACCGGACTCTAGCAAGCCGGGATGCTCACGCGGCGCGGCATGGATACGCTGCAGGAACCGATGCGTCGTGCATTACCTATCACCGCGAGCACGGCGAAGTCGGGCGGGTGACAGTGACGAGGCAGATGGTAGACTGACGACAGAGCATGCGGCAGGTGCGCGCCGCTCTCCTGACCTGTGGCCCGCAGGTAAAGACGCACCAGGGCGCTTCTTTCTCCTCCTGTTAGCCCGCTTCGGCGGGCTTTTTTTATACCTGCCCCTCGCAGATACGGCATCCGCAATGCGGGCAGAGACATGGGGCGTTGAGGTTGTCAGGCAGCGGTTGGCCGCAAGCGGGGCAGATCAGCCGATCCATAGCGCGTAGATGACCATGAGGGTGATAGCGGTCAGGGCAACGCCGCCGACCAGCGCGGTGAAAACAAGCCCGATAGACATGATGCTACACATAGGATTTTTCCTTGCGATCTTGGTCTATGACGCGGAGCAAGGCGATTGCCTCAGCCTCCCAGCTCTCCGATGGCCGACGCTGCTGCTGGCTGCATGACAGCGCTCGGGCGATCAGCATCTCCATCTGCTTCGCCATGTTCCGCTCGATACTCAGGTGAGCGCAGGCCTCATAAAAAGCCGCCTTGTCTTTGTCCGTCATGGCGCCTCCAGGTAGAAAACGTGGTCGCCGACCTTGCCTAGTGACTCCATGCTATCAGCCCATGCTGGGCGCGTGTCAGTGGTGTGGTAGTGCGTGGCTTCGACGCCGAGCGATAGGCTGCCGTTGATCACGGATTCGGCGATGTCCTGCGCCTGCTGCCAGGCTATCGCGTCGCCCGGCTGCTCGGGGTGGCCGTCGCAGTAAAACGAGAACTGGCATCGGTGCAGGCTGGCCGGGTGCCGGTTTTGCGTGACTACGCCGCAGACGCTATCCGGCCAGCGGTGATCCTCGACCCGATTGATGACCGTTTCCGCCACGGCGATCTGGCCGTCAGGAATCTCGCCCCGAGCCTCATAGTAGACGGTCAGGGCAAGACATAGCAGGGCGCTGTTCATCGTTTGCGCTTTGCTGCCTGGACAGTGGCGAGCATCTTTCCCCACATGCTGACCACCGGGTCTGTCGTTGCCTGTGCGCCGCTGTCGCGGGCGATCTTTGCTAGACGCTGTATCTCCATCAGCTCGGCGTCTGCGTCATCGTCTGCGCGCCATGCGGCGCTGATCTTTTCGTCTGTCATGCTGTCTCTCCAATCAACCGCCGCCGGAGCTGGTTTGCGTAGGCCTCTATGCCATCCTCGTCCTTGTCTGTATACCAATCCATCGTGTCGCCGCCGATGCGCATGCGAACAAGCCGCAGCCCTTGGCGCTTGCGCTTCATGATCCGGTAGGTAACGAGCTCCTGGATGCGGCCTCGCTTGTGCGCGTCGATGATGGCCTTAATGCGACTCCTGCCGATGCCGGTCTTGTATGAGATCGCATCTGGAGCGGTGTAGGACTCGCCGTGCTCTTTCCAGAGCTGGATGATCTTGGCTTTCTGTTCCTGTTTCATTCTTCCTCCTGAATATCTAGCACCAATAGGAAGCACCAGGTTCGTCGTTTGGTCTGTGGAAAGCCGGCATGGGCAAGCAAAGGCAGCCACCAACGCGGGTCAGCAATCACGCCACGCTTGCGCCAGCGCTTTGCGGTGGTCAGCGGCACGCCGGTTTCCTTGGTCATGGCGTATGCCGACCCCCAGTGGTCTAGCAGAAAGCGGTGTGCAGACATCACAGATACTCCGGCTGCCGCATAACCTGCAGCACTTCATCCTCAAGCACCCGCCAGTCCCAGTCGGTCAGGCGGTCAGCCACATCGTCATCCACGACATGAAACTCGACCTCTTCATCCTCAGGCTCGATGCAGTCGCCCATACCCATGCCGGTCTGGATCATGTCTGCCCCAGGCCGGTAGCTGATGACCTCGACGGTGATCGGCTCGTCGTGCAGTTCAACTTCAATGCGACACATTATTCACACTCCCCTTTATAAGGCGGCCAGCCATACTCGCCGCCAGACTCGTGATGCAGATCGACCATTTCGCAGTAATGCTGGCGCTCAGCGATCTGATCTTCGCGCTCCATGTTGCCTATCAATGCAAGGGCAACAATGGCCGCAGCGCCTATCAATAGATGGACGGGCCTCATGACATCAGCCTCCGCGCAATCGTCGCATCGCGGCTGGTAGTGGTACCGGTCTCGATACGCTTGAGGAGCGCCTCGCGCTCGGCTTTCTGTGCCAAGGCGTTTTCCTGCTTTGCGCCTTGTAGGTTTGAGATCGCTCTTTTGATATGAGTTACCGCGCCCCATGAGAGCTCAGATTCCGCGTCGCATTTATCGAACTGCTCGCTCCATTCATGAAGGTGCTGGGCCAGCGTTCTGGCCTCGTCTATCATGTCTTGGTAATTCATCTGGTCGGTGTCCATTATGCTTCTCCTGCTATAACCATGTTAGATTCGTGGATCATCATCTTGCCGCCAGAATTAAACTTGACGGGATGATAACCGGCTGGCGCTTCTGATTTTTTTCCGTTTGAAGGATGCCAGCGAGCAATGGTTGCGTTCTCATAAGTAGCGGTGCCGTCTAGCGAAATGCCGCGAACCTTGATTGGTGTACCTGCTTTCATGTCTCTGCTCCTGTTTCCGTTGACGTTGGAGAGAGTATAGGCCCATCCGTGGCCCCATGTAAATACCTCACCGCAACTTTTTTTCTCCTTGGCGTAGATCGCCCGCACTTCCTGCGTCGGCAGGTTAAGTCGCGCCGTATCCTAGTCGGCATGAGCTCCCGCCAGCCAAGCCGAGACGACGTTTCGCTTCTCCTGCGGTCTCATTGGTCATTTCCCAGCATCATTTCTCGGATGATTTCTTCCGCGACTTGCGGGACGATAGCATTGCCGTAACCGCGCAGTCGTCCCACTCGGGCGGATAGCCCATCAGCCAGCGGGAATGTGCCGGATTCAACTGGCCGCCACTTTCCATCCCGGCAGTAGAGCCAGTCAGGATCGTCCCATCCGGTTTCGCTCGGACTGGCTTCCCGTGATTCGCAGACAGGCCCGCCACAACTGCCGTTGTCAGCCCCGCCCCGTTGCCATTGCCGTGCTTGGCTTTCAGCCTCTCCCGCCTGGCCAGTTCCTTTTCCAAATCCTCGCCGTAAATATTCGCTGCTGGCGTCGGCCAGCCCGCCAGATGAATTGCCTCGTTCAAGTCGTTGTTTCGATCCGGGTTCATAAATCGTGCAATCGCTTTTTGCGGGTCTTTGTATTCCCCCCCCGCTGATTGACGCGAGTGAGGTGTAGGCCAGCCCGCCAGATTCGCCTGCCTCGGCAACTGATCGAGCCGGTTCCTGCCGTCCTTGCCCTCGGCCGCCATCCCGGCGGTGTCCTTCCAGTCCCGGCTGCTCGCTGTGACCCAGCCGTGCCACAACCCAAAGTCGCTGCCGGATGTGCGGCGCCCCGACGCTACAAGCTGGAAGTACGACCGCCCCCGTGGCGTAATTTTCTGCTTCCAGTTCATCGAGTAGATCATCGAGCCAGTCGTCTTTTTTGACTGCAGCTGCAACCTGTTCGCCAAAGACGAAAGCAGGCCGGAGGGCTTTGACCAGCCGGAGCCATTGCGGTGCGAGGTGTCGCTCGTCGGAATATCCGCCGCCCCGTCCTGCTGTGCTAAATGGCTGGCAGGGGGGGCTTCCTGTGAAAACAGGTCTAGCGTCGGGCCATCCTGAGCTTCGCAGTGCGAGACTCCATCCGCCGATTCCGGCGAAGAAGTGATGCTGTGTATACCCTTTGAGTTGTTCTGGTTGGACATCGGTGATGCTCCGTTCGTCAACATCGCCAGGCGCTATCAAACCGCGCCCGATAAGTTCACGCAGCCATGCAGCCGCCTGCGAGTCCCATTCGTTGTAATAAGCAGTCACTACCCGGTACTCCCAAACCCACCATCGCCTCGATGCGTATCACCGAGCTGGCCGACGGCCATCAAGCGAGCGGGAACGATAGGCTGGATCACGAGCTGCGCGATACGGTCGCCGGGGTTGATCTTTACCGGATACCAGCCATGATTCTGCAAGACAACGCCGACCGGCCCGCGATAGTCCGAATCGACAACCCCTGCCAGAACGTCGATGCCATGCTTCCATGCCAGCCCAGAGCGCGGCCAGATCATGCCGACGCTATCCGGTGGCAATGCGACGGCAATGCCGGTAGCAATCATCGCTCGACCGCCCGGCTGAATGATCATGCTTTCGTCCGCGTATAAATCCCAGCCAGCAGCGCCAGGACTGCCCTGCGTCGGGATGGTTGCGGTATCGCTGAGTCGGGTCACTTGAATGGCTTGCATGCTTGTCTCCTGAGAAAAGCCCGGCGCTTGGCCGGGCTGTGATAGATCAGAACGGCAGATCGTCGTCAAAATCCTTTGGCGGTTCCGCCGTAGGCGCCTGCTGACCCGGCATGTCATCCTTCGCCGTCATCTTCAGGCCCATATACTTCTTGCCGTTTTTCGATTCATTCAACCAGGCGCTAAGGCGGTACTCGACGCCCTCGATCTTGGCCTCGCCGGTGTAGTCCGGCTGCTTGTCGGTCTCTTTCCTGTCATTGCGGAACAATGCGCCGCTATTGTCTGGCTTCTCCATGATTGGCTCCTATGCTGCCTTTGATTCTTCGCGCAGCGTATACCGCGCGAAACGCTTGCCGTCACTAGTGACGCACAATTCGGTATGGATGTCGTGGCCTAGCTCGCGCAGATTCTTGATCCGCGCGGCAAGGCGAAAGCATCCGAACTGGATGGCATCGGCGGCTGTTATCGGGCCGCGTTTTAATGCCTGCATGACCTGTTGGTTCTGACTCATGATTTTACCTCCACCTTAAAAAACTCGCTGCCTGGTTTGCGGTATTCGTCCACGTTTACGTCGGCCAAATGCGCCTTCTGCACTTTCTTCCAATCAACCGCCCCGGTACGCACGACCTTGGTAACCTCGACGCCCTGACCGCCGCTATACTTGCCGCTGGTGAGGTCGATCAGCCTTGCTTTGGCGTCCTCTAGCGCCGCAGAAGCCGCGTCAGCCGTTTCCTTGGCCTTGCGGTAGGCCTCGGCAGCCTCCGCCCATTCCGCGTCGTCACGCTCCTCTACGGTCGGCCAGAACTCGTCCCATGCTTCCTTGATCTTCTCGAAGAACTCAGGATTGCGCGGCACCACGGTCGAGACGTAATCCTTGCCGCTCCAGACGAGGAACACGCAGTCTGCAGCGCCGGTGACCATCATCTGGTGCTGCACCTGCGCGTAGTCATACTCGCTGATCGCGCCTTCGGCCACCTCCTGCCAGCGATCTGATTGCTGACCCTTGGCCGGCGTCTTGATCTCCAAGAGCTGGTCGCCTTCCATCGTGATGCCGTCAACGCTGGCCCCGTAGTCGCCATCGTTAAATACGCCGGGCTGGTAAAGCGTGCCGGTAGCGGCCTCATAGGCCTCGCGAGCGCGGGGTTCCTCGTCATGCCCGCGCTGCATGGCGTCGGTGACGAACGTCCTGCCCCGGCCCTGTTTTTCCTTGCGAACCTGCGCGGGGCTGCTGTAAGGGCTGATGCCCATGACCGCCGCTGTCTCCGAGGCCATCCGCTTGCCTCGCCGCCATTCGAGCCATTCCTGACTGCCCTGTTCGAGATATACCTGTTCCATTTCCTGTTTCCTTTATTCGCCGTCTCGTTTCTTTTCAAGCGTCTTGATAATGCCTTGATACTTGGCCGCTGGCACTTCCTCGATCTTGTTGACCCCGAAGTATCGGGCAACGTCCGCAACCGGCTTGCCGAGTTCCTCGCAGAGCGCGGTGATGTTGGCCGCCTGTTCCTTGCTGACCGACTTGCTGGCCGCGTTGCCGTCGTCATCCTCTGGCGCGATCCCGCATGCCGCCATCAGCGAGTACCGCCGCGCATAGGTTAGCGCCGAGCCGTAACCCTGCGGATCATGTTTAGGAGCCGGGACGTGGAGCGTACCTGCTGACATAGTTTCGCCGGATTCGTGGACGAACACGGTCTCGACGTTGACCCCGCCCTCGCTTTCGTGAGTGCGCTGCACCAGAGCGATGCCCTGTTCGTTGAGCGCGTCCATTACAGCCTCGACGCATCCCGCGAGGTCAACGTATCGGCTGCGGAAGTGTGGGTTGGTTGCGGTCTTTAGCGCCGGGGCAAAGTGCCGCTGCGCCTTAACGAATGCCGCCGCGATTTTCGGGCGGTTCTCGATCTGAGTCATCGGGTTATCGGTCATCGTCGTCTCCTGTTGACGTTGGACTCGCGTCCAATATAACAGACCGTCACGCCGTGTAAACCCCCTATTGCCACGCGCTGTTATACGGGAGACCATAACGGCATGAAAGACGCACTACAGAAAGCTATCACCGCAGCAGGCAGCGCGACCAAGCTGGGCCAGGCCATCGGCGTATCCGGTGACCGGGTTCGCATGTGGAAGCATAGGCACAGTCTGCCTGTGCAATTCGTGCTGAAAATCGAACTGGCCACCGGGGTGAGCCGCCATGAGCTTCGACCCGACATCTACCCTAAAGAGTAAGCAGGAGTGGAACGGCTACGTCGTCAGCGGGAAAACCCGCGAGGAACGGCGGCGTCGCCTAGAGCTGGTGCCGGAGGAATGGCGCGATCACGTCAAGCGGCACGTCGAGACATACTTCGCCGTGAGGAAATACCACAATGATCGAGCTCGTCGTGGCAAAAGGTAGGCTTGAGCCCGCCAATGACCGGGCGATGCAAGCGTTGAGGGACATGCACCTCGGCCTGGGCGAGATTGTCCACGCGAAGATTGCCCAGCCGCGCAATCCGCGCTTTTTCCGCCTAGCGCATCAGCTAGGCGCACTGATCCGCGACAACGTGCCGAGCTTCGATCTGCTGACGAGTCATCAGGTGCTTAAACGCCTGCAGTTTGAGTCAGGCGTCGAGTGCGACGATATGGAGATGCGCATTCCGAACGTCGGCATGGCAACCGTCCGTGTCCCTAAGTCGCTGGCCTTCGACTCGATGAACGAGGGCGATTTCCGGCACCTGATGACTAGCCTATGCCGGCACGTTGCGGAAAATTACTGGCCAGACTGCACTCCCGAGCAAGTCGAACAGATGGCGGAGGCCATGATCGAATGACACCAAAGCAACGAAAGGCGCGCTTCGGCGCGCTGACCGAGATCGGCTGTATCGTTTGTCGCAATCAGGGCTACGGCTGGACGGCCCCGGAGATTCACCACCTGAAGGGCACGCCCTGGTCGGCCATGGGCATGCGAGCCAGCGACGAACATACGATCCCGCTTTGTGCAGCGCATCATCGCTATGGGCACCAGCACGAAATTGGCTTCCACCAGTCGCCGAGCGAGTTCCGCGAAAAATACGGCAGCCAGGCCGACCTCCTGTGCCAAGTTGACGAGATCATCAATGGATAACGTGACCGCATGGATTCAGGGTGTGCCGGTAGCCAAGGCCCGGCCACGCGTGACGATGGTCGGCGGCAAGGCCCGAGCCTACACGCCGAAAAAGTCGGCAGACTGGGAGCGCGAGATACAGCGGCAAGTCGATTGCCCGCTGACCGAAGGCCCGATCATGCTCACTGTTGTCTGCCGCGTGCCGATCCCGCAGTCGTGGAGCGCGAAGCGCAAGGCTGACGCCGAGGCCGGGTTGATCTGGCCTACCAGCCGTCCAGATGTGGATAACTACGCCAAAGCCGTAATGGACGCGCTGAACGGCATTGCCTACAACGATGACTCGCAGGTCGTGTGCCTGACCTCCCGGAAGCAATACGCCGCCGTGCCGGGCGTCTTGATCCAGATCACGCCTTGGGTGCCCGGTTAGGCTTTACAGACACCTGTTTTCGCTATAGGTTTGCTCATCGAGGCGCAAGGGCGGCTCGTGTAGTAGACTAGGAATGCGGCTAACCTGCGTTTGGCCACGCAGGGACACCCCTAAACCTGTCCAGGGTTGCCGCAATCTTTCACGGGGACAGGCGAGGGACAGGTTAGATGTACTATTACGCCCACCATATCGGTGATTTTCAGCGCGACACCGCGATGCTGAACGATCACCAGAGCATGACGTACCTTCGGTTGCTTTGGATGTATTACGACACCGAGCACCCGTTACCTGACGACAGCAAGCGGCTGGCGTTCAAGGTCGGCAGCGATCCCGATACGGTCTACCTATTGC